GAATATTCAAGTTTACCAGTCTTCAACTCACTGTAACAAACGAAATCTAATGAGTCGCTTTCTCTTTCCCCAGGTGTGAAATATTTATATAAGACCATGTAGTCCAAGTGTGTTACACCGCCCATGGTATACTCAATATATTTCTGTTGAAATCGATTTGTTTTTTCTGCGCCGTAAACGCTACCTACAGGAGATAGTTTATTTTTTGTCCCTTCTCCGAAAACCAGTTCTAATCGATTCACGATATATGGTAAGTCGAAACTATATGAGTTGTATCCCACGATTATATCGGGGAAATTTCTTCGCCAGAAACGAAGAAACATTTTAAGCAATTCCTCTTCATCTTTACAGTATGTATAAACGATCTCTTCGGGTTCAATTCCAGTCAAGTGATCTTTACACGAATAGTCGTCATATCTCTTTATACCCCAAACATAGTATTTTTCGGTTTGAGAATCATAAATGGTTAAGGAAGTGATTGGGAATTTAGAATCCAAAGGATCAGGAAATTCATCGGCGATCACCTCGATATCGTAGAAAAACGTTCGAAGAGGAAATCGTGTCATCTCACTGATATCCAAGGTGTGATACTTCTCCAGCAAATACTGTTGAGGGACTGGCAGATTAAAATAAATAATGCTCTGACAGCTTTCTACGAACTTATTACGTTCGTATACGTTATTGAACTCCTTACGCACCAAAGGGACTCCATCGATGCCATACATATCCCTCTCAGATTCCTTGGCGGCAGGAAGATATAGAAACGGTTTATATTCTATCTCCAGTTTGTTCGGATCGCCTGATTCATCATATCCCCAATGATGAATTACTGATTTTTTATTATCGTAGTAGATGTTTCTGTACATATGGTATCCTATTTAGGGGTTTTATAATTCATATAGAATACCATTCCGATAGGGCCATCCAATGGAGTGATTTCTTCAATGGGGAAATTTAGACTGAAGAGTTTCGCATTCGCCTCAAATAATCCCAAACAAAACTTTTCAGGGTCTTGGAACAGTGCATTTTGTAATTTATCAAAATTATCATTGATAAATTGATCGATTTTAGGATGCAAACTGTCCTCGATTGTGTCCGAGGAACCATTTGTTGTCTTTTCGTTTTTCGTCGCCATATGGAGTAGTGTAGAGGAATATATACTCATCCAAGTGGTCTTTCAAGTAATATTGTTCGGCATATTTCTTTCCGAATTCAACTGCTTGTTTAAATGTTGCCTCATTTTTCAAGATACTTTCGATCTGACCCATCATATCTGCACCTGTTTTGAATAGATATTTCCAACCATTATGATTATAGCAATCCAAATCTTGGGCAACAACTGGTATTCCAAACATTCCACCTTCGGTAAGTTTGATATTCGACTTGGCCTTATTGAATGGGTTATCAACAAGAGGAGCCAGCATTATTTGGCAATTTAAATTCTTAACAACCTGAGCATATTCAGGCAAAGGACTCCACGGATGGAACTCGATCCCCTTATTAATGAATCCGCGAAGACTCAAAGGTAATGCACCGCCCATGAATACCCATTCATATTTCTTATCCACAGTTAAATCTCTATGAATAGCCTCGACAACATGGTGGAAATCATCTTTTTGGTTAGCACGGTTAGCCACATCAAAATGTGTCATGCTTCCTGCATATAGAATACGAGGTCTTTTACGATTCTTCTTGAAATTAAACAAGATTTTATTCATATCGAAAGATGAATCGAAGATATGCTTAGGTGCATAGTTAGGAAGAACCGTGATATTGTCGAACTCTAAGTATTTCTTATAGTGTTCCTTCATATACTCTGATACAACGGTCATCTCATCAGTCAATGCGACGATTGCTTTCATGTTTTCAAGGATTTTATCTTCGGTGAATCCTTGTTTACACACATTATAGTCAGCAATACAGTCAGCAGGAGCGCAAATATCATCCACATCATAAAGAATTTTAAATCCTTTACCTGTTTGTCTCTTAAATTCGTTGGATGTCTTACGGAGAAATTTCATAAACTCCAATTGAGAGTCCGTTGCTTGTCTTTGAACTCTAACCGCATCCACACCGCCATAGAATCGAGGGTCAAAAACCATCTGGTAAAGATTCATAACCACTGCCTTATTATATGCAAGCAGATCGTGTGCTGGCCATAACATTCTCCAGAAACCACAACCCGATTGATCTGCACAGAAATGAATAACACGAGGTAAACCCTCTCCAGGGACAGGTATTTTGATTTGCGGTTGACCTGAAGAAGTATTTAAGGTATGAACCTTTTCATGAAACGGATTTTTCCCGATTTTAAATCGAAAAGGATTAAATCGAATATTTGTTCCGGTAGAAGTTGTTCTAGGTTTAACTCCAGGAACTTTAATGGTTTCGTCAGGCTTTACAATAGTGGGCATTGTGGAAATATTTAACAATACTGACTATCGTATTCAAGCATTATAGATATTGAAAGGCGCGGACAATAGCATCTGTATCACATTTATAAATTCCAGACGAGTTAATATTGTTCAATTCCACTATTTTCCAATCATGTGCAGGTCTATTACAGAAATCACCTCCATTTGTGGTGCATCCTAAATCTATAACAAATGCATCATCAATAAATCCAGAGGATAATATGTTTTCACACTGTTGCCATGCACCGAAGGACCGATCAATATTGAAATATGTCCCTATACCATGTTTTTTATATAGAGAACCTGTGATTATTTGACCCCCGATAACAAAAAAACGAGTCTCGTAGTATATATTGACGAATGGGGACATTCTGATTATCTCATCGTCCTCATTAGATATGAAAGATGTAGAGAGTTGAATTTTTTCCTTATCATCATTCGAATCAACCACTTTTCCAGTAAAGAATTTTTCTGTATAAGGCTTTATGAATACAGGCTCAGATATATCTCTTCTCTTAAACTCGCCCCAAGTGATATCTACACCATCACCGTTGATCCAATCGAAGGAAGGATAGAACGGTTCGTATGGATCAAAGGATTTAAATGTGCGAAACCCCTTTGCACGACATATATTGACAAACCTACCCGAACCGAACACTTGCGTAGGGACAAAATCAATAGAATGTTCGAAGTTATCGGTAAATGGAATCACGTTGACTTCTTCATATTCTTGTTCTGCATCGATTATGGATGTAATAAACCGATCATATTCATATTCGGCCCAAATATTTTTCTGTAAAAGCCACTTCATGTCTTTATAATTCTAGTAATACCGTTTTCTTTCTCTAATTCAATTATGTTAGCACCGTCTATCATAACATTACTCGGATTATGGGTGATGATATAATAGCAGTCTTTATGTTCCTCGCTCATTTCAGATAGTAATTCCAATATCTGCTCAGATGCATTAGCATCTATCGATGAATCAAATAGTTCATCGAACACCGACAGGTTTATTGTTACCGAACTCTGCAATCTTCTAATATCTCTGAACGCAAAGAGGAGAGAAAAATTCACTCGACCTTTTTCACCCTCAGACATACTATCATATGATATTACATCACCATTTAATGATGTCACGCTCTCTTCAAAGAACTCATCGAAAGTGATTTTACAAGGAGTTTTCAGTTTTTGAAGATAAAAACCAAATCTTTCGTTGAAAACATCCATTATTTTCTTGATCACTGCGGTTTTTACACCCGTAGGAGAGAAAACAATACGGACACCATCCAATATTTTCAGTTGTTTCTTATTTTTTTCCAGATTTTCTCGTTGTACATCCAATTTTTCTGCTGCACTCTTATTTTTTTCCGTAAACGGGTTCGTTTCTTTGTAAAGTTCATTCAATTTTTCCTCCATCTGTCTGATTTTATCTTGAGATTTAACAAATTTTACCTGCTCACCTTCCATTTCAGTGATATTTTTACGATGAATAATGATATCTGCGGCAATTTTCTGTGTTTCTCTCTGTAAATTCTGGGACATTAGTGTTAATTTCCCTATCTTATCGTTATGATCTCTTATTTTAACAGTTAAATTTTCAATTTCTTCGTTAAAATCCGATGCAACATGCGTATCATCGAAAGGTCTATTGCATGTTGGACATGTAGACGGTTTAGATTTCAGCTTTTTAAGCTGTTCTTTGTATATATCGACACCTGTTGTTAGTTCTGCTCTTTTAACTGCTATCTTATTGATCGTTGCATCTTTTTCATCGAATGACGCTTGAAGGTTATTGATAGATTTTTCCTCGTCTAAAATCTTCGCCTGATTATCTGAAGGAGTAAGATCGCGTAGTGTAGCGATCTCACCGATGATATTATTAATCTTTGTTTGATGTCCCTCTAACCATTCATTCTCATATGCTTCATCATCCTCATATGCACGGACAGATGTATTGAGAATAGCCTCATCTTTACTAATTGTATTATTCAATGCATTATACTCATCTTTTGCATCCTTAAAAAGTTCAGAGAAACATTCTAACCCTAGAATACCCTCGATGAACTTAGTTTTCAGAGATTTATCTTGCGAGAAGAATGATTTCGAATTTTTCGCAGTCATCACCAATGTATTCTCAAATACTTCTTTGGTAATACCTAGATCGTCAAGAATATCCTTAGTTGTTTCGGGAATAGTTTTTGTTTCTGGGACACACCCTATTCGAGTTCGTGTTAATGTGTTCGGCGACAGCGATCTCGTCACTTCGAATTGCTCACCATTAACTGTATACCATACAGTGACGGAACAATTGGTCCCGTTGCTTCGATTTTTAATTTCTTCCTGATTTATTTTTCGATATGTCTTACCGAAAAGGACAAAGGATAACGATTCCACGATAAGGGAAGTTTTACCTACCCCGTTTCGAGAATCGTCGTCCTTATTGTGCCCTGTTATGAATGTTATCCCGTTTTTAAAATCTAAAACAACAGGATCGCCGCCATATGATAAAAAGTTTCGGACTTGGATTTTATCAAATTCGATTTTTTTCATCAATTAACGAAATGCCAAAATACGTTCGGCTAGAATGCCTTCATACTGAGTCATAATATCCAGTTGAGTTGTAAGTCTTCCTTGCTCGGCCTTATCTAAGGTAGAATAAGTGGGCGTTTTGAGAAATGCTGCTAAGGCATCAATCTTTGTTCGAAGTTCCGAACGCTCAAGAATCACACGATATCGGAAGTCGTCTACTGGAGAAACAACAGGAGTAGTTGTTGACAAGTCTTCATAGACTGGTTGCTCTGTCGGGGTAGACGATGGTGGTGGTTGCACATTATATACATTGCTGGATGTCATCATAGGTAGTAACTTACTACACTATTTCCAATCTTTCAATATCTATTTTACAAATTTATCCAAAAAAGTCCTATCAGGTTCGACCAATTCCCCGTTCTTTTCTCCATTATTTCGTAGTAGAACGAATTTCAGATCGGAATCTAAAACTTTCAATAGATTCGTATCGATAATATACTTAAGGAATGTTTCGTAATGGATTATGCCACCTTTGTTAAAATAATCATCCACTTTATCAAACCTCGAAGAGATAATATCCATATTCGGGGAACTAGAATAATAGAAACGATCATTGTAGCCGTGCCAATGGTCATGTGTCGGAATATATACCGCATTTTGCAGTTTACTAACATCAATTTCTTCCAATTTCGAGTCGAGAATAGGATAAATGTCGGGTCTGACTCTTAGCACCGCATCATAGATGAAATCATGCTCAGCCTCATATTGTTTTTTAAGCATGTTACATTTCTTAAGGCAATAGAGTTGGCGTAAAAACCCTTGAATGAACACTTCCGATCTTTTACGTAGATTATAATTCTTCTCGTCGAACGTTATTCGTGGTTCTATGAATATGTCCTTCAGATTACCGTCCTGAATTAGTATATTTAAATCCCTAAGATCAGGATCATCCGTCCAAGTATGGTAGAACACATCGTATGACTCCAATTGATTGAGGATATCTTTTTTAATTCGGGGAAAAGTTTTCCTTATACTTCTCAGTTCTCCCGAAAGGCATATTGCGGTTTTCATATTGATTTAGTTGCTATTATGTTATATGCGACCTTTTCTATATCGTATCCAAATGAAGCCAATCGACGGAGACAATCGTCTAATTTTACCCCTCCCCAAGATAATGTTCCATCCGAATGTATATATTCAAACATCACATAGGGAATGCAAATATTTTTAAAATCTATACTATTAATGATATCGATATCCAAACCCTCAACATCAATATATAGCCTATCAATTTTATCTATTTTAAGGGTTCCCAACATTCCATGAAAATCGAGAGCATTAACTTCGATAGAATCTAATGATGTATGGCCATGTTTACTCATATGCTCTTCTTGTAACGATGCATGAGCACTCGTCTCGTCCGCAGTAGGGACGAGCAATTTGACAGTGGTAGGTTCAGTAACTACATATGGAACAATAGCCATATTATAAAATTCAACATTTGGGATTCCGACATATCGGTCGGAAACCTTTTCTGTGCATCGCGGATTAGCATCGATGAGGATAATGCGATAACAATCCACGTTTTTAACAAAATCAAAAACATGGTCGTTACCATCATTCGTGCCTATCTGAACAATAATCATTTTCTCAAATACCAACAATACTCTGTTTTATCCACACTGTAATCTATAGAATTTTTTTTAGTCCAATCTATTACGGCTTGCTCTACCCCGCCCCATCCGTTTCCATAATCATGCCCTGCAAATAGTCCTTGTTTTTTTAATTTCGGAAACCATATATCCAGATCGATTAGAACGTCATCATATTTATGGGAAGCATCAATGAATATAAAATCGAAAAACTCATCATTATAATTATGAGAAGCTTGAAACGATGTCATTCTAACAGGGGTGATTATATCTTTAAGGGGTTCTGTATTTTTAAGAAATTCAGCGTATATAACATCAGGGTTTAATTGTTCAAAATCTTGATGATCGGTACTACCTGCCCAAGTGTCAACACAGTGGATGTGTATATTTTTGCTTTGATTTTTAACTTCCACTCCTAAAAATGATACGCTACGTCCTTTCCACGATCCGACCTCAAGAAAATCACAATTATCAAACTCCTTCACCGCATTTCTATACAAGTTAGGGTATGTGAACCAGTTTTCCCCTATATTACTGTAAAAATGTTCCATCATCTTATTTAATAAAAATAGCGAACCCGTTTCTAACATCGGGTCTATCACAAATCAACGACCATTTTGGATCATCGGAGAGTGTGTGATAAACTTGGTTACATTTAAATGCATTATGAACGTCATCTAAAAAGAAAACACGAGTCCGATCTTTCAATAAAATAAATTCTGAATATCCAGTAAATTCGCCGCCGTCTATAAGAACAGAATCGTAAACTTTATCTGAACTAGAGTCGATGAAATAGGCGGATTTACGTATGGTCATGACATCTCTATCGAACCACGATTTGACCAACTCTTTAGGATAAAGATTTTGAGGTATTCTGTTAAATGGAGAATTCCATATTGCATCAAAATCATTATCGATTAAAGACGATGAAGATATACTCGAACCCAGAAAACATTTAACAAAATCTTTATCTTTATATCGGTCTACTAATACTTGGTATTTTTCTTCTATGATCTCTATACATTGAAGACTCTTACTTCCTGATAGATGTTCCATTGCAGAAACAAAACATGAGGTCGAACCTTCTCCGTCCCATGAACCTATTTCCAGATTATTCAGAAGTTCATATCTTATAACTGTTTGGAAAATTTCATACCCAAAGGGTTCGTTTAAATGTATTTCAGCGTTCATATTTTAATTGCCAATGCATTATCTCTAACCCAAGGTAAAAAATCACCTAATCTGACTGGGTATGTGTTATGTAGTTGAAGTTTTTTCCACGATTGAACCGCATCGGTGTAGCCATAAAAATTCTCTTTAAACCTCACTTGGTCTTCTAGAATGTATGCATAATGGTTGAAATTCCACCCTTTCTCGTCAGTATATTTTCTGGATAGGAAATCTGTCAATCCTCGAATTCTAGGGGGTTCATGTGAAACCCATTCTGTTTTATCTTTTATTTTCCATAAACGGCACCATTCGCCGGAATTATTTCCGTATGAATTATCGCCATATGTAATTAAATTTGGGCCAACATAATAATTACATCGAAATAACATACCATCAAACCCTTCATTTTCTTCGGCAAAGGATAATACTGAGGTTAGAGTATCTACATTCCAAATCTCATCAACGTCAAACTGCATGAGAATACAATCATGCATTCTGCCGTGTATCATATTACACATTTCGGTTTTCCCATTAAAGAAATCTCCTTTTCGATGGATGAATATCTTCTCACCATCTACTATACTATCTATAAATTCAGTAGTTCCATCGACGGATAGTTTGTCTTCGGAATAAAACTCATTGTTGATATTCTGACACCATGCAGTATCGAGAAGAGGCAATGTTGCCCCCTCTATAATATGCCACTCGTCAAATACCCTAGGTAATATTGTTGCTTGCCTTTTTATGAAGGGCATCCCATTCAAAACTATCGTAAAGGCTATTCGTCTCATTGTTAAGGTTTCATACAATCAACAACAATTGTGTCGATATCGTTCATCTTCTGTCCAATAACACGTCCATGGTTGAGTGTTCCGGCCATAATAATATTTGCATCGGACAATACTTGAAATCCCATTGAATCCATAATAGCGTTTAAACTCGCTTGTTCCCATATGGTCTTATGTTCATGGTTGAATATTATCGATTTGACGGCTCCTTTAATATTCGGCTCACCCCATCCTTGTTCTTTAATAAAATTAAAATAATCTTGATCTGCTAATGCGTGAATACGGCTGACACTTGGCACGGCAACTCGAAGAAATCCTCCTCGTTTTAATATTCTCATGCATTCTTCAAAGAAATCCCATGCTTGATGGATAGTGACATGTTCAACTACGTGTTCTGTTAAAATAGCATCTACCGAATCGTCGCTAAATGGGAGAGTTTTTGTAATATCTACATCGTAATCATAGTTTTCCCATCCTGGTAAAATGTTTCCCCCACAGCCAAATTGTATTTTTCTCATATGGTATTATTTAAATTTTCGATGTACTGTTGTCAATAGACTTTAAGGACTCAAGTTCAGTATCAGTCACTTGTTGAACATAAAAAGGTAACTTGGAAATATCAAAAGGTCGATCTCGATCATATCCAAAACTTAAACGCGACGAATTAGGAATACGTTTGAATCTATCTTCCGGTAGAAGAGTCTTTGCATCTGTCGGGATTAATGAGGCAATTACGTCCAATATTTTATTTCTTGGAACTAAAAATAAAGAGTTGGCAGTCCCCATAAGTTTACATGTTCCCATCACAATATCAGTATCTCCTAAATCTTGGTACATCTGTGAAATTATGGTATCGCCGAACCATAAACAATCTTGTTCTTTGTATATAAAATCACTATTACACGCATATGCATGGATCATTCCTAATGCAACGCCAGTCACCCATCCACACCAACGTCCTTCCCTAGAACCATTCCAATAATCACCACCATGACCTAAATTAGTATATTCTCCTATGGAATATATTCCATTTTTATTCGTTAAATTCGGAACGTCCGGCCCAAATATAAAAATATCAGAATGGCTTATACTAATGGTGTTTTTATACCATATTTCAAACCACTCATCTGCTGATAGGTTTGCATATTTTTTTGGGTCTACATTTTTGCAAAATCCGCTATATATTTGATACTTCATACTTTTTTCCATTTTCCTCGTAATAAAGGCTCTCCCCGTAATAAATCGCCATGATGTAGCTTAGGACCATAATAACCATGTTTCATCATCAGTGTCATATCAGGAACATCGATTTTTAATTGATCGATCATGTTAGATATACTACTCTCGATTACGCATATTTTTGATGCCCTTTCGATAGTAGATATCCAATCAAAAACCGATCCCGATACGGGTTTAATATTTATCCTATGTAGTCTAGGATTACAAACATCCACCTCCCTCTTTTGATCAGAAGATGATTCTTGGACAAGAATAAACCCATCATATTCATCTTCCGAATAGTTGCATAGGAAATCTACTAATTGGTTTTCCTTTTCCATGTTTCTTTTCACTTGCAGGTTCCACTTTTCGTAAGTCGGAACATTAGCAATATGGTATTTCAGTTCGTCGAAGGTGTAATCAAATTGGTTCAGATAGAAATAGGTATTACCTACATGTGCCCCTGGAATAGTAAACGATAAATCGATGATGGTATTACAGTCGTGGGCTGCGCATAACCTACGTGCAACATGACAATCGTATTCAATAGGGAAAAATTTCACATAAGGAACATAATTATGTTTTCCTTCTTGATAAAAATTATCGATAATATCCCTATTAACTGGCCAAATAACTTCATAGCCTCTATCATAATACCATTTAGCGATGGGAAGACATATGATGATGTCTCCTATTTTCCCAGGTTGAATTATTCCCAATTTTCTCATAGTTTAAAATAAATTTTCTCCAATTCTTCTTCATTCCCGAAGACAGATATGTATTGTGTTGGTCTTTTTAAGAGAACCTTATGTAGGTATAAATTCCATATCTTAGAATCGGCAATATGGTCTTCCCAAAATATTCTTTCATTATATTTCTTTTCTGGACAATCATCGAAAGACACTAAATCGTGTGCAATGTGGAAGGTAGGAGGGGGCCATTTATTACATAACATACTGTCGCCATGTCTCATGCAAAGCATTGCATAATGGACATCCCAGCATGGTTTACCGAGAATATAATTAGGGAAATAATCCCTTACCTTCAACCACCATTCCTTTTTAATTATAAATGCATCAAATCCTGCAACCTGATAATGGTCTATTGCAGTAATTTCATCTTCTAAGGTCGCCAATTCTTTGATGGACAATCTACTCGATGGATAACTATCCTTAAGCGTGGCAAGAAACAGTTCAATGTATGTCGGTGATATGATAATATCATCATTGGTGAAGATAAAATAATCACATTCCGTGGATGCTAATGCATCGAAACAGTCCTTCATAGTCGGAAGGGTCTTAAAAGACTCAGGAATTAAATCTTTTGATGAAATCTTTAGGATATGTTTGGTTTCAAATCGTTCATCTTCAAACGTAGGGGGTAATCCTTCGAACTGTAGATTTAACAGCGAGATACCAAACTTATCAGAAAGCCTTTTATAACTTTCTCTTGAAATTCTATGACGATGTTCGTCGCCAAATAAGTTAACTCCTAGAACTATTTTCATTTTTAATTTTCTTTAGTCTATCTATTAGTATCGTGACAGGTAATCTAGGTATATCCGCGACATTTTTACCATACTTCTCCATCCATCGAATGGATGATTTCTGTATATTAAGAGTATAGGGTTCTTTATTCGTAATCGTTGAGGGATTACCCCTTTCCTTCAGACATTTATCGCTACCTAAAACATCTAGAAAGAACCAAAAAGGTAATTCCTGTGCGGTATATGATCGATATGTCATATCTATATGCTCAAATGCATTCTTGAACCCCTCGTCGAATTTACCTATTTTCCGAAGATGATCCTTCGTGAAAAACATGAATGCTCCTTGTGCTAGGCTATGTGTAGTAATTCCGAAATCTTCGGCCACCATTAGTGTGTATGTGGTGGTGTTCTTATCCACATGGGAGAACATAAGGTGTTCCAAGCCACTACGTTTATGTGCCTCGATGTAAAGGTCAAAAACTTTGGTGTCCAAAACCATCATATCATCATCGAGAAGGAATATAAAGTCCACATCGAATTCATTTAGAAGATCGATACACTTGTTTTTGACCTTCGAAACTCCCACATTCACCCCATATCTGTAATTTTTATATCTAGAACCGAGAGAATCAGCAATGTATTTGAAGTCGTATTCATTGTTGACGGTAAAAGGTCCGTCGAAAACGAATGCAAAGAAAAAACGATCATCTAAGTCCTTTATCTGTGAAAGTAGCTCTTTGAAATCATCGGCTCTTTTCCATGTCGTTATCCCTATACCTATACGCATATACAATATTATACATCAATACACATGCCTGATCAAGTGTAAATATATCCATGATCTCATTTAAAGAGTTTTTCCAATTAGTGCAAGAGCAACAAGTCCCGACATCGAATTATAAAATTCTATTCGTCGAGGATAACCTGATGCTTCAGAATATGTTTAAAATTTACCTAAAGAAAAACGGTATAATCCTAGAAAACGTCAACATTGTTGATAATGCGACCGATGCTATACTGTATATCGGAGAAAATCGTGATATTACCCATTATAGCCTAGATTATGACCTAGCCCAAGGGGAGAAGGGGTCGCAAGTTGCAGAATTCTTAGCTCAACAAGGAAATATGGGAGAAAATGTATGGATTCATAGTGGGAATCCAGACGGTAGAGATCAAATTTTAAGCTATATTCCTAAGGCTAGTATTGCACCAAGTCCTGATAACGTGAAACAGATAGTTTCTGATATCAATCAAAAAGATTCCTAAAGGTTGAAACTTTGGGCAAATCTTCAGGGTTTTTCTGGGCACGAATTCGAGCATTAAGTATTTCTTTATCGGTGAAAAGAAGAGGAACCTCTTTTCCATCTTCGAGTTGGACTCGAATGAAATTATACTTATTGGTGGAACCGAAACGTCTGTTTTTATTGTCTACCGATTGTAGATCGCCTATTCTTTTAGCTGTGGTATTCATATGTTTATTTATTGAAGAAGTTCTTTCTGGGCATAGTTACCCTCAATATCCTCAAGCATGGAATGGACATTCTCTGCACTGAATTTAGGTGATTCTTGAGGATAATAACCAAATTTCTCTTTGAAGATACCCCATGCATCGTTGAAATTTTTAATAAAGTCTGCACTTTTTCTAATGACACTCGATGCATGATCTGAATCCTGATCAGATATGTATAAAAACGAATTGCATATATCAGGGTGCCACATGATAGGAAGACCTTTATGTTCCTTAAGGAAGATAGTTTGGTGCTGGTCGAGATGTTCGGCGGCATTTGAATATATCTCACGGAAATACACGTTATCCGTTAAATGATCTGCATGGATCAAGGTAAATGCTTGGAAAGAGTATAGATATAGATCGACTTCTTTGTTGGTATATTTGAGGGTCATTCTCTTCTTAGGAGTCCCATCAGTATTAACATTTCCTCCACCGATACCTCCATGTGCTCCATAGCTCAATTGGGCAGTCCATAAGCCACTATCTGCGGCAGTAAGAATATACTCCTCCCATACTTTGTTATCCTTTATAACAACATCGTCCTCTACTAAAAAGAGATATTTGAATCCATCTTTTTTAGCGCGACGAAGACCAAGATTTTTTGCTATTCCCACAACAGTTGGATTTCGTTTCGGAGTAATTATCTCGACATCATCTGGATATTCAGAGTACCTATCACCTGCATTTACTACATAAATCTTGCCTACTGCTGATCGATCAATAGAGGATACAAGGTTTTTGAAAAAACCCTCTCTATTACATGTTATTACAATAACAGCCGTTTCGTCTTTGAATTTGTTCATTTTTTGTTAATATACCTCATCTTTGCAAGTTTTGCAACTTCTTTCTTACTGTCATCGTCTATGTTAGCTAGCGATGCAGTTACCCATTCTTCTATGATATCTTCAATCTTGACGACCTTAAAGTCGGCAATGTCTGTTTCGATCTGTTTAACATTATCACTGAGGAGTTCTGTCTTTACTGCCAGTGGTTTGAATGCTTGAATTTTACTGACCCATTTATCACCCACTTCGCCAAGGGTATATTTTATAGAAACAAAGTTACCCTCGATTTTATCCAAGTCTTCTTCGTTTCTGATGTAGTTGAAACGAGGACTGACGGTATTTTCGATAGTTTCCAATGCTAAAGTATCAGTATCTAAGATATAAACAAACTTTGTATCATCGGCATCGTTCCAATCTAAAGGATATGCACTTCCCACGTAATGTAGAGGTTTTTTATTGTAATGTCTCAGTTGCGGACGATGATAATGCCCCGTATAGACTGCCCCAGACACTTTTTCCATTAAATCTGATGCTTTAAATCCATGCGAAGACACTTTACCCTTCTGAAGCTCGAAGCCAATCGTATCATAGTGACCAAATAGAAGGCGACATTCAGGAATATCCTCCAATTTCACTCCCCATCCGGTGAAAACCATATCTCCTCTTTTGGTGACATTTTCATGAATGGTGATATTGGGGTGTTCCTTAAAAGGGACAAGAGAATTCACTTTAGAATGATCATTATACAGTGCATCGTGATTTCCTATAGTTATGTCAATGGTGAAATCTTTCAATATCTCAAAGAATTTCGATACAATATTCAGTGTCTCAACCGATATCTGATTTCTATTGTCGAATACATCCCCCAGTTGAATGATATGATTTATACCACGCTCCACACATAGACGTTTAATCCATAGGGCATATTTCAATAGAGTTCGATGGTATATAGAATTATTTCTATTGATACCTGCATGTAAATCGCCGACAATTAAAGTTTTCATTCTTCGTAAAAGGATTCATTTTCATCGCTCTCCATAACTTTAGGTCTACGGACATTCTGATATTGTTCGGTCGCCAAAACTCTATCCCATGTCATAACCTGATATGCATCTAATGTGTCTTTTGCCTGATTCTCTTTCTTAATTCTGTTGATGAAAGAGTTCGCACAAATTCCAGTGTAATAGTTAAATGGATCGCTCTTGTAGGTAATATACGACCCATCGTCCCTCTCTTCAATGGTTGCATCAGGTTTAATGTGTTTTTCTCTTAATTTATTCCGTCTATCGTAGTGGTAGAAGTAGTTCTTACCATTACGCTCGACAGTCTTAACGATTTTATCGGTAGAATAACCTTTGAAAGAACAATCACGAACAGCTTTTACCATCTTAAGGACAGCATCTCCTACCATCTCTGATTTCCATGAATATCTGACGAAATTAGGCAAATATGTCATGCGCTCTGCTATTTCATTGATCATCGATGCTAATCTTAAAGGGAACGGCGGATATAATTCATCGTTCTTATCTTTAATTTTCTGTTCTGTCCAATCATAATTGTCTCCTAGAGATAGATAATAGTTTCTCAATTCATCCCACATTTCTTCGGGTCGAATATAAATCTCTGTCTCTTTTTTATTTTTTCGAACTTTGGGGGTGACGATTGGTTCGACATCTTCATCGAGGATTTCAAGTTCCACATCTTCTGTGAAATCTAATTCCTCATCTTCAATTACATCTTTTTGTTTTTTAGGTCTTGCCATAAAATTATAACTTGATTCTTTTAATCTCAAACGGTATCTTATCCTTCCGATACAGTTTCAACCTCTGTTTCAAATGATCCATGGAATACTCGGTATTATCCGAAATATCATATATCACCGCTTCTTCTTTGTTTTTATGAAGTCTCATTGCTCTACCGATTGACTGTGAAATCTTCACATTTGATTTACCGATAGCCGTAAAAATAACGTAGGGTAGATTTTTAATAGAAATACCTGTGGAGAAAATCTGCGACATGGCAATACAGATAATATTGTCGGATTCTTCCATAAGATCGATGATCCTTGCGCGTTCGGCTGTATCTGTGCTCCCTTGAATGAAAAAGACTTGCTTATCACCCGTTGACAGCTTATTATAGAGTAATGTACCGTGATCGATAGTGTCCACCAATATGAGAACGTTACCATTACACCGATGGGCTATTTTATGGATTATCTCATTGCGTGTCCCGTTCGAATAAACGAATTCTTTCTCTTTATTGTAGTATGCCGTTGGAAGTAAAGGGTTCTTTCCTATTCTAACAGGCTTCTCAGGTTCACCTTGATGTTCACATATAATAATCTTTATCTTGATTTCGGAAGCAGTCCCTTTCTGCCTAATATCGTAAGATGATTCCTCGTAAAGAATAGGACCGATTTTACCAACAACATTCCATGTTGCTAATAGATTATCGGGTAATGTTCCTGTTAACCCGAATCTATGGTGTGTAGGGATATTATGGACTACTTTGTTGATCTGATTATTCTTTTCGCCCAATCTGTGGACCTCATCGACAATAACACAATCAAAATCTTTAAACTTATCGACCGAATAGGGTATATCAGATGTCAATATTTGAGAGTTCGCGATTATAACATTCTTGCCCCAATCGGGAACATTTTTATCACCGAATCTAGATATTACGGGCAGATTAAACTCGTCTATAAACGAATAATATAGCTGATTCAGCAAGGATGTGTTAGGGACAATGATTAGAATTCTCGCATCATTGTTATACTTGAGTAGAGTCTTAACAAGACCCCCTATTATGAGAGCTTTACCAGATGCAGTTGCTAATAACCCAATCCCTCTCCCATACTTAAGAAATTCAGCTATGGTGTTTTTCTGGTGATCGTAGTAAGTGAACCCATCGATGTTTTCTATCTCATAATCCCCATATTTAGGGGAGAATGCATTAGCAAAATCATCTAAAACTACCAATTCGATTGGAATGTCTAGGCTTTCGATGTAGGTTCTTATTTCATGGAATAGACCTATTTCAAATGAACCTGAAGGTGTTATTATATATTTGCGAGGGGAGAATTTTCTCGCCGTATATGAAGGATTAGGGACGGAGAACTTCTCTCTTACCAATTTAAGCAGATAATGATCGCATATGATTATGCCATTTTTTCCATTTAAACCGATTGTTATTTTTTCTTTAATCACTTATCATTTTGAAATCTTTCTCGCGCATTATTTAAATGCATTTGGTTTTGGGAATGTTTTTTGCGTCCCTAGTGGGGCACCGCACGATCTACAGTTATCAAACTTAGTGGCATTATTGAGGGATGAACAATACTCACATCGAATTCCCACATGTAATTCGTATGATGGAACGTATGTTGCGCTTAAACAGTAGGAAGGTTGAGGTGGAAGAGGTGGAGGTATGTATCCCATATTATAGTTGTTCTAATTTTAGAAGTTCGACTAAATTTCTGTAATCAAACCCGATCTGGTTCAGTTGTTTAACCGCACTATCTAAATAGTCTACCAATAATTCTTGTTTAGAAATTTCTTTATCCAGTAAGACGATATCTGGTTCTTTCTCAAAGTTTTTCCTAGCAGCGATATTGCTGATAGGTAATCTACTCGATTTCATCTTTTCATTAAGAATGTTATCTTTTTGCTCGGAAAGGATGTAGAGTTTTTTCTTACACATCACCAATCGGTAAAGCCATTTATGGCGAACATTAGGTGCAGATAGTTGTTTCTGGAAAATGTTAGTCGAATCGACTTGGGTATCCATCTCAAGTTCAGATGCATACTTATCTATTTCATCGTAGGCATTTGTAGGGTTCTCGTTCATATAATATACTAATATACGATACTAAAAATCAATTTCAAGTAAATATTTCTAAATGACTGATAATTTTGATAATTTTTTTCGAGGAATATTAGAAGACATGACCGCTAATGATGTGGCTAATGTCGGAACGGGCTGGTTCGACGATAAAGGTGGTATACCTAAGATATTGGGTGGAATGCAACGTAGAAATCTAGGTAAAACTCGAACCCAAAAAACGCGGAAAAAAAGAATTAAATAAATAGATGCACTGGATTTATAATGGGCAGACTATACAATCATTGGAAGACCTCCCCTCAAACTGCGTGGGGATTATCTATAAGATAAAGAACCTAACCAACAACATGTTCTACATCGGTAGAAAGATACTGAGAAACAAAAAAACATTACCTCCGTTAAAAGGTAAAAAACGTAAAAGAAAGCTAATCGTCGAAAGCAACTGGAAATCCTATACTGGCTCTTGCGTCGAATTGAATATCGACATCGCAAAGGGACATGAGATCGAAAAAGAGATAATCCATCTTTGTTTTACTAGGAAGCAAATGAGTTTCTATGAATTGAAGTATCAAATCGTCGAGAACGTCCTTGAGCGCGAAGATTGTTATAACTCTAACATTATGGGTAAATTCTTTCGAAGGGATATCCAATCAAATCATGACACTTTAGATGTTGACATGGATGATGATGACGAGTAAACTGTTATGTGGTTTATAACTTAACATCGCTTCAAGATTTTTTCAAAACTTGGCAGTCAGAATATATCAATCTCCTTGAAAACTGTGGACTTATAGGTAAATTCACCCCTGACTGTAAGAAATTACTCGTTTATTGCTTCATGAAGAATATGAATGAGATTTTAGGTGATTCTCATATAGTTTTCTACCATAACCATATTCTGTCTCCCGATTTGGAGATTTTTAATTATGTTGATTACGATGCATTCAACACCTTCTTTGATAAACTATCACGTAAAATCAAAAAACTGACGGGAAAGATTGTTTTTATTAAAAACATGGACAGAATACCAAAAAAGGTCGAATACTTCCATAATCTGGACGGTGAAATTCAAGATGAGATTTTATTGATCCAAAATTTTGAACCCGATCCTAGAAAAATTCGTGATTACTTATCCGGCCTTAAATTAAAGGACATCTTTACTGATATGACTTGGAAGTTGATCTGATAATATATCAGTTTGGCTTAAACCCCAATTGTGGGATATCGTTCGATAGGAAACGGAAAACTTTATGAGGAACTAGATCGGTTAGATTGAAACTCAATATTTTAATTCCAAAACCACTAGTCTCAGTTTCGATCCTATCTCTTATGGATGCATTGATCAACTCAAGAGATGTCTCCTCATTAAAAGAAAACATCTCTTGGGCGATACATTCCATTGCCACATTCTGAATAGCGGCATCTACATCGTAGATTTCTAATATTGCTATTCGTGCATCGATGATCTGATATCTTACTACACCACTGGATGCCCATATTTTCTTATCCATGGAGATAATACTCTGATTGGGTAGATTCACCACACATATAGAGCTTTTTTGGGTTTTGACGGAATCAATGACCGGAAATATGAAGTAACCACCTGGGGCTAAACTTTTCTTATACTTCCCACAACGCAACAGGACTCCTATTTCGTCTTGTTCAACAAAGAACCAGAATCGAAACGAATCAATCATCGTTATTAGCCATTGGAATAGTTCGGTCATTTTCTTTTTGATCTGTAAGATTTAATCTGCTTTTCGATAAGATCGCGACATTCATCCGCATATCCATTCTCAAGGTCGATTATGTTCGCATCTTTGAAATATAGGATGAATGGTGAGTGTGTTGCAATTATCACTTGGAAATGTTCTGAGAGTTTATTCAATGTGTCGAAAAGTTCAAGCTGTTTTGGTAGTGCTAAGGCTTTTTCCGGTTCATCGAAAAGAAGCGTCATCTTACCCGTATCTGGCATGTTGAACTTTTTAGCATTAGTTCTCAAAATCTTTATATACTCTACCTCTGCCGATGCTGAATCTTTATCTGCAACATCGGGGACTTCACTGAGAGAAGGTGGAGTCTGGATGATTTTCATGATTTTGTTGATCTTATGGATGCGGTATTGACCACTAGAAGGTTTTTCT